CCGCCGTAGCCGGCCAAGTACGTGATCTGCACCGCCTTGTCGTCAAGCCTCACGCTTGGCCACACGCTCAGGTACAGCGGGTAAATCAAAGCCGGCACGTGGTCGCGGTCTAGGCGGAACTCCTGGGTTCCAGACTGCGCCCACGTGAGTGTCTGCGTGGCACCGCCCGTGTCCACGTACGAGATAGTCACCGTGGCGCTCGCGGCAGTCGCGTTCAATCGCACTGGCGGGCGCGGAAGCTCAATGCGGGTCCCGAAAAAGTCATCGAACGCCACGGTGTACGTCTTGTCGGCGAAGGTGCGGTCGCAGTAGTCCTCGCACCACGTTGTCGCCGCATCGATCAGCGCCCCGATGTAGGCGTCGTCCTCGGTCGTGTCCACGACCCGCAGATGCTCTTTGGCATCCGCCACGCTGATGGGCCGATCACCTGTGCCGCTGGCCGTGCTGACGACCAGGCTGCGGTATCGGCTCGCAATCGTGCCGCGGTAGAACAGGCTCACGACTTCGGCCTCCGCCCCCGACGCTTGGGCGTAACCGGCGAGGTCACCGCCACCTCGAGCTCGGCCGGCTCAGGCTGCACTGCGAACCGCAGCTGCGGCTCGTCCTCGACCAGGTCGCCCTTGCCAAACACGACGAGCGAGCGGGCCTGGCCCTTCGGCACCGTGATGACCTGGCCAGCCTTGTAAGCCATGAACGGCCGGCGAATACGCACCTGAACGGTTTCGATGGTCGTGCTCATTTCCAAGCCTGCTCCGGTGCCTTGCCGCCGTGGTCCCAAAACTCGCCGGGGTGCTGCACGAGACCCTTCATGTTTTTGTCAGGCCACTTGAAATGCACCTCGGCATGGCCAATGCACACCCGGGTGCACACGCCGCACTTCACCCCAGCCTCTTGAGCCACCTGCCAGTAGTGAATGTCGTCATCAATTCTGCCGTCCTCCCACCGTCCGGCCTCGTTGGGCTTGCCCAGGAACCACGGGTGCGGCATCCGCTTCAGTGCCGCTGCCCTAATCAGAGTGAATCCGAAGTGGGCCGTGTTGGCTTTCACGACATTGTGATAGATGAAGTGGTCCCGCGGGGCCTCCACGAGCCGCTGGCCGTCCTCGCTCGCCATGGTGAAGAGCGGCTCGTCGGAGCGGCGCTTCATCTGTAGGGCGGCCACCACGTCGTAATCGCTGGCCGTGGCGTACGTCAGCATCCGCGGCACGGCATCAGCTTCAAAGATTGTGTCGTAATCCAGCGTGAGCACCCACAGCGGCGGGGCCTTGGGGTCCGTGTCGAGCTCGACCATCTCGGTGAGCACCCGCTCAAGGCACTGGCCCCAGAAGGCCCCCTCGAGCCGCACCGGCGAGATGCCGTAGGGGATGAGCCCACGGGGCCAGCAGAACATATGGTCCTGCCAGCCGAGCCTGGGAACCGACATCGCGCACATGACGCGAACCGGCCCGGAGCCTGTGTCCAATACGGCAGGGTTGATCCCTGCCACCGGTGACGCCGCGCCCACGGCATCCTCCTTTGGTTGGAGAATCGTCAATCAGCCAGAACTACTTGACCACCAGCGTGACCACGTTGGCGTCAGCTGCCGAGTCCACGCCAGCCTCACCCTTGCCCAGGCGAGCCGCCACGACAACCGTGTTGTTGGTCGCGTTGCTGGTCGCGTCGGAAGACGGCGTGACAGAAACCCGCACGTACCGCCGCAGGTCCTTGGTGGACAGGTTGAACCGAGTCACGTTGACCGTGGCCGTGTTGGCCACGCCAGCCAGCGTGTAGTCGGTGCCCTGCACCAAGCCGCTGATCGCCGTATAGGAACCATCGGTGTCCGAGTGGGCGATAGCCACCACGCTCGGGGCCGAGGTGTTCGCAATCGACCGATAGCCCACGTCGATGCTCACCGCATCGAAGCCGAGGCAGTCGATGGCCACCGTGTGAGTGCCAGCCGAGGCAACGCCAGCGGCAGCGGACAGGCTCACGACGCTCTTCGTGTTCGCTACAGGGTCCATTGTTCAATCACTCCTTGTGGATGTCAGAGGGTCAGAGCTTGAGCGAGACGACCGGGCCGGCGGTGTTGGCGTCGCCGATGTCCGAGGTAACAACATCGAACCGGCACATGGCCTGGAAGTACGTCTGATCGAACTCGATGTAGCGGTCGGTCGAGGCCCGCACCGCGATCTGCGAACGCAGGCCGAAGTGGGTGCTCATCCGCAGGTCGCCGAACAGGGCAATCACCTGGTCGCTCGTCGGGGCCGTCCGCATGCTGTTGTTGAAATACACCGGGTAGCCCATGAACCGCTGCTCGCTGGCACCGGCCGAGAGCTCGGCGGCAGAGACACCACCGGCACCCAGCATCAGGGGCAGCATGCAGGTGCTGTAGACCTGCGGGGTCACGTACCAGCCCGCCGTCGCACGACTGTAGCTCGGCAGCTTGCCGATGGTCTCAGCGAAGTCATCCACCGTGATGGCCGAGAGATTGGCCTCGCCCGAGTCGACTTCGCCAGCCAGGGTCTCGTTCTCGAACCGCCACTGGATGCCACGGATGCCACCGTGAGTGCTCGTCCCGTCACCAGAAAAGCCGGCGTCGTCGATTTTGCGAGACAGGGCAAGCGCGAACTCCTGGGCGACCAGCCCTGCCAGATCCACGACCGAGTCTTCGATCAGGCTGTTGGGAACGCGGGTTGCCACGCGGCAATCCTTGGTGGACAGCAGCACGTTGTCGGTCGCCATGTCGCTGGCGGTCGTCTCGCTGTTGTCGCTCACGAAGTACGCCGTGTTGCCGCCGGTCCGGCGGGGGATGTAGAGCGTGTTGCTCGACATCGGGATCACGTTGGCCTGCTGCGGGATGGACGAGAACGAATCGACCAGCCGGATCACAGTGGCTGCGAAGGACTCGGGGATCAGCGTCCCGCCCTTGGCGTTGTCATTGCTCGACAGCGCCCGGCTTTCGACGTTCCGCTCGTACCAGGCACGATCCTCGGTGCGGCCGAGCAGGTAGCCCCGGATCCAGCGGCCACAGACCTCGGCCTCGTCGGCCGACGCGAAACCACGGACCCGGCCGATGTGCTGCACCTTGCGGGTGACGGGAGCTTCGGGCTCCACGGCCACCGGCTTGGCAGTCGCGGCCACCTTGCCACGCAGCGACGCCACCTTCTCGGCAATGGCGGTCTCGACGGCCAGCCGCTCCTCGAGCTCGGTCGCCTCGGCGCTGAGCTTCGCAACGTCGGCCGCCTGGGCCTCGGTGCGATCCTCAACCTTGGCCAGGTCGTCGAGCAGCGCGGCCACAGCGGCGGCGCGGTCTTGAAGCTTGTTGAGCGAAGCGGCCATCCTTGGCACTCCCGTAGTGGGTGACAGATCCGTGTCTGTCGTTCACGCTACGGGACGAATGGCACTCAGCCATCAAGGTTGTTTGTACGGTACAAAAGACCGACGCCACACATGCAGCGCAGCGACGATGGCTTTGGTCTTGTAGTCGCACGCCTGGCACTCCAAATACCGCACCTGACGCTGCTCGTCGAGCGGGTGGCTAGAGCGTGTACGGATGCGTCCCTTGCCGCACTTCGGACAGGGATCACCGGGCTTTGCCACGCATGAAGCTCCTGAGTCGCGCGGCTCGCAGCCGCATGGATGCCTTAAACACGTCGGGTCCGCTCGCCGAGTGTGGCATCGACTCAGGTGTAACTTGCTCCGCAAGCCAAGCCTGGAACGAACGCATGGCCACTGCTGCTGTCGTGCTCAAATACGCCGGCTGTACCACCGGCCCCAGTTCGTAGATCGTGGCGGCCCTCACCTCGCGGATCGCACGGCCGCCTTCGTCGGTCACGAACGCCTCGCCGCCCTTGTCCACGCTAAACGTAAACGACGAGCCCTTCACGTCCCGACGCGAAATAAGCTCGACGATGTCGGCCCGGGTGGCCGGCGGCGTGACGATGTAGCCAACGCCCTTGTCGTCCGAGAACACCTCGAGCGTGCCGCTCGACTCCCGGCCCAGCAAGATGTCGGGGTTGTGGTTGTAGTAGCTCACCAGGTCACTGCGGCCCCGCTGCCGGTTGAGCACCCCGTCGAAGGCTCCCGGCATGATCCGCTCGCGGAACCCGCCCAGGTCCACGCTGAGTCGGTTGTAGACGACGGCGTAGCCCTTGATGACCGGCCGCCCATCGGCGCGGGTCTCAATGACCAGCTCGTCGTCGGCCTCGAACGGCATGTCACGCTTTTCGATGATGCCTTCCATGGCATTGCTCCTGTCGCCTTCTCGGTCCAGTTCTGCCACCTTGCGGGCCGCGAACGACTGCCCGGCGTCACCGCCCCACAGCAGCCACGCCACGAAGCCCGGCGTCTCCTTGCCCGCGTCATCCCAGCCCGGCCTGCGGTCGGACTCGTGCCGGGCAAACCAGGCATTCATCTCCCGCACCCAATCCTCGTTCATCTGCTCGCGTCGGCTCAGCCGGCCTGCACGGGCCACGGTCTCCGGCTTGAGCCCGTCGCCGCTCTTGCCCTCTTCGTGCAGCCTCAGGCCACGCTTGGCGGCCGAGGCCATGCCCTCCGTGGGAGTCAGGTCAACCGCCATCGGAGTCACCCTCCTCGTCCTCGGGCTCGTCCTCTGGCTCCGGTGCCGGCGGCTCGGCGGCCGGCGCGGCCGGCTCCTCGGGCCCCTCGCCTTCAGGCATCGGCCCCATGTTCTCCTTCAGCCGCACTTCTTCGGGCGTCATCCACCCATTTCGAACGGCAACCTCATACGCCTGGTAGCGGGTCGTGATGTCGCTCCGCAGCAGGCCCTCAACCAAAAACTCGGCATACAGGTCGTCATCGTCGCCGAGGATGTCCCGCTCAATGGCACCTTCGATGCGACGCAGCCACGGCTGGATGGTGAACTTCTCAAAGCTCACCATCTCGCTGGCCAGGTTGCCCCAGGTGGCCCGGCCCAGCTCCTGCACCATGTGGGGCGGCATCTTCCAAATCCTGCACACGGCCAGCAGCGACTGCATCCACAGCTCGGCCAGCTGGCTCTCCTGGTTGGTGGCCGAGACGGTATCGACCTTCAGGCCGTTGGAGAGCACCGCCACCTCGCCTGCCCGTGACGGGCCGCGGTGCCTGTTGTTCCACTGCTCACGCAGCTGCTCACGCACCTCACGGGGCAGGGCCTGCTCAGTGTGCAGCACTACGCCCGGCTGGGCGTTATTCCGGTAGAAGGTGGCGGCGTACTGCTCAAGCGACCGGGCCAGGCTAATGGCGTCCTTGCCCACGTCCACCGGCACCGCGCCGTTGACGCCGTCAAACGACAGCCACCGGACGTGCATGATCTGGTCGTCGCGGTACACCACCTGCTGCCCCGTGCCCGGCTTGCGGTACAGGTACGTCAGGGTGTGGTCATCTTCCTGCCGCACCTCCATGCCAGACGGGTGCAGTGGGTGCAGCTCGGTCACGCTACCGCGGGCACCGGGCACCTTCAGGTTGTAGGCCGAGCCGTAGAACCCAAGGTGCAGGCACATGCCCTCCACCCACTCGTAGCGGGTCTGCCACGAGTTGGGCCGCTTGGCAAGCACCCGGTGCAGCGGCAGGTCCTTCGCCCGCACGGAGTCGGCGTCGCCCGACCGGCGGTACAGGTGCAGCGGCAGGCTTGCGACGGTCTCGGCCACCACGCGAGCACAGGCAAACCAAATGCCCGTCTTCATCGCCGTCTCGGGCGTGACCCGCACGCCCTGGTCGCCGGCGAGCATCACCAAGTCGTCCCAGCGGCTCGTGCGTTCCTCGAGCCACTTGATTTCAGGGACGGCGGTCTCTGTGCTCATACGCTCACCAGAAGGATATTTCCGGCATCTCGCTCGGCTTTTGCTGCTCGCCCATGTGGATGCCGCACGACATGGCCAAGGCCACAGCCCCGTCAATCCGCTCGGTGCTCTTGGCCTTCGACAGCTTGACGTTACCTGCCGGGTCCATCTGGACGGCCGCGTTACCTAGTTGCCAGCCTAGCAGCCTGTTTCCCGCAAGCCGCAGTTTTCCGTCCACGAGCAACGCCTCAAGACTCTTGGTGGGTGAGCTCATCGACGCGAAGCCCTGGCCAAACATCACGACCGGCAAGCCCTCGCCGGCGAGCTGCTGCGCCAGCATCGTGGCGTTCCACCTGTCGATCCCCAGCCCGCGGCAGCGGTGCTTCTCGCAGAACGCCATGATGTCTCGCTGGATGACGCCGTAGTCGGTGCTGCGGCCGTCCGTGATGGTGAGCCACCCGTCCCGCGCCCATTGCGAGTACGGCACCCGGTCCTCCTGCTCCCGCTTCGTGGCGTTCTCGCCCGGGATCCAGAAGTGAGCGTAGACATCGACGTGCCCGTCATCGGCCGGGAACCACGCCACAAAGGCCGAGGTGTCAAACGTGCTGGCCAGGTCGAGCCCCGCCCAAAACTCCCGGCCCTCGAGCGGCTCCGGCGGGCCGCCCATGCACGCCTCAATCTGGTCGGGCCGCACCCACTTCACGTCCGTCGTGGTCGGCACGTTCAGACGATACCGCAGGAACGACGAGAGCTTCGTGGCCGAGTTGGCCGCCTCTCGGCAGTCAGCCGCAAACGACTCCTCACTGATGGTCTCGCCGAGCGACGGGTTAGCTTTGTGCCACACCTTGGAGCTTTGCCAATCGTCCTCGCGGTCGGCAGCGTAGATGCACCCGAAAAACTGCGGGTCAAAGGTCGGGTCGGCGATGCACCGCTCGGCGTAGTCGTGCTGCTCCCACCACAGGTGCGACTTATTGAACTCGCCAGCCGTCGTAATGCTCAGCACCAGCGGCTGACGCCGGGCCGCACCGCCGTACCGCAGGGCATCCCATAGCCGGCGGTCGCCACGCTGGGCGTGCAGCTCGTCGAACAACAAGCAGTGAATGTTGAGCCCCTCGGCCCGGAACGCATCCGCCGAGAGCACCCGGTAGAACGAGTTGCTCGCCCGGTGAATGATGCTCTTGCGGCTGTCCACCACCTCGAGCACCTTGCTGAGAGCCGGCGACGAGCGGACCATCGACGCCGCCTCACGGTAGATGATGCCCGCCTGCTCGCGGTCGCTGGCAGCGCCGTAGATCTCGGCCCCCGGCTCGCCGTCCGCCAGGAGGACGTACAGGCTGATGCCGGCCAGCATCGTAGATTTCCCGTTCTTCTTGGGAATCTCGATGTACGCCTGTCGGTATTGCCGCTTGCCGTCCGGTTTCAGGCGGCCGAAGATTTCACCCAGCACGTACTTCTGCCACGGCAGGAGCGTGAAAGGCTGGCCCGCCGTCTGGCCCTTGGAGTGCTTCAGCACTTTCTCAAAGAACGAGTAGCACCGCTCGGCCTTGGCCTGGTCGATACCGGGCCGGCTCTCACCCGTGGGCGGTGAAGAACTCCTCGAGCTCGTCCTTTTTGACTTCGACTTGCGTGGCAAGTTTCGTCCTCGACGACGGGGTCAGACCAAACTCGCTCAACAGCGACGCCTTCTGCGCGACCAAAGACCGGTACATCGGCCCAGCCGGGTTGGGTTTCACGCCACCAAGATCCGTGTGCATCACCGCGCCGCCGGCCCGCAGCTGCAACAGGCACGACTGCTCGGCCGCATGCACCTCGCACAGCGTGGCCAACGCTTCGCCGTCCGCTAGGGTCAAGACTCCCATGCGGGTCAAGATGCCGGCCAGCTCGTGCCACTGGGCCGCAGCAACCTCGTCCACCTTGAGCCGCTCGGGCATCGGGGGCACGCCGGACGCCAGACTCGGCTCCTGCTTAACCGGGCCACGCTGCGTGCCGTCGAGCAGTTTCAACTTCGTCGGCTTGGGCCGGCGGCCTGCTTTTGCCATGGTCAACTCCACACTAGCGGGGGAGTGCGATTGTTAGGACCGACGCTAAGGGCAACTCGCATACCGTTTAAACACCATGCCAAGGTGGCAGCGGACCTCAAAAAACCCCGTGGATTTCTGCAGTTTTTACGCACGCG